TGTCGTCCTGAACCTGAAGCGCAGCGCCGTCGGTCACAAGAGCGCGATCCGGCAGACGGATGCGGAGGGTCGAACCAATCTTGGCACCTTCGACAGCGAAGCTGTCGTCGTACTGACGGTTCACGTTGCGGGTGATTACGAGGTTGTTCTCCAGGATTTCCAGAGCCTTCCGCGTAATCATGTCAATAGTAAGAAGTGTATTAGCCACAATAAATCTCCAAAAAAGAAGTTAGCGGGTACGTCGCGCTTCCCACTGCTTAATCTGCCTCAGACGCTCGGCTTCGATCCACTCCGACGTGCTCATGTCCTTGACTGAGCGTGGGTCTGTCGTGTCTCGGGCCGGCGCGCCTACGGTTTTAGCCGTCACAGGCTTAATCGGCGGGGGCGCGTTGGTTGTTCGTTTAACCGGCGGATTGTCGGTCAACTTGACCTCAATCTTACCGATCTCCTTGGCTTGCAGGTAGGGCGACAAACGGGAGATACGCTCAGCCTCGCGGGGGTTGGAACCTAAGTAGTATGCTACATCAGGGCCAACATCCGAAGCCTGAATCGTCTCGGCCATTACGTTCGTGATTGGTAAGGCTTTGTTGTACACGACTTGTTCAAAGTCGTCGTACTTTTCAAAGGCCGCTTCCTCACGTTCCTTATAGGCCATCAACAGCTCGCGCTGCTGCCGGTCTGCCTCACGTTTGGCCAGCAACTCCTCGGCCTTGCGGGTTGCCAAAGCATCCGCGTAGGCGTCGGGGTCAATGTCCCGGTCAGGCAGCGTGGCGGGCGTCTGAGCTTGGGGCTCAGGCGCTTTTAGCGCTTGCTCTCGCTCCCACTTGCGACGTTCCCGTGCAAGTCGTTTGCCTACCAGCGCGTCGAGCTCCTCTTGGGAGAACGTCTTGGCAGGCTTTTCCTCCGGCTGAGTCGCCTCTTGGGCAACAACTTCGGGTTCCGGTGCCGCCGTGGCTGCCGGTTCCGGCGCGGGTACTTGTTCCGCTACTACTTCGTTTTCAGACATTGTGATTCCTTACGAATCCCTGGTGAACCGCACCAGTACGGGTTTTGTCAATCTTACATTCGTTTTTCAGTCGGATTCAAGATTAAGCAATCGTTCCAAAGCCTTTCCATGTTCCAGGCGTTCCCGCGACAGTGCAAACCCAGCCCACATATTCAGTAGATGCAGGGTCAGAGTTATACACAATATCACCCAAACGCCATGTTCCGGTTGTCGGCGCGGCGGTTCGCCGCCACGCTTGGTAGGTGTTGTTTTCGGTGTTTTGGTTCAGCAAAATTTTGCCGTCCGTGAGATCGGCGGCGTTGTTTATAAGAATGGTCGCATAACACCAGTTGTTCGACACCGTAATAGGGGGGCCGTAGACTGGATTGATACGAATGCTATATGTCGGACTTGAAGAAACACATCTGTTATTCGATATGTTTGTTTTTCCACCACCTTCATCAATCAGAATGTCATAACTTGCAAATGAATTAAACAGGTTAAATTGAATGTCGTTATGCCATGCGTATTGTGTTCCCGTGTCGCCAACTTTAATACCTATCGTTCCTGTGCCACCTGTAGAAATAAAATTATTAGCGTGGATTACGTTTTCTGAACTTATTTCAGAATTTAACGGAGCAAAATACACACCAACAGCATTGTTTCCGCTAACTTCAAAATAATTGCCAAAACAGTTAAACAAATTGTTTGCGGTTTGAATGTATGCTCCATAAGCGGAAGCATTTACATCGTTGTAGTTAAAATTAAGGTACACGCAAAATATTGCGTTTAGACCTCTACTAAACCCATAAATCTGGTTGTTTAAAATGTTATTGCCTTCACAACCAACACCATTTAAATGCACGCCATAATTAGCAGAGATTCCAGAGCCATTGTTACTACCGCCTTCAAAGATCATGTTATTTGATAGGATTTTAATACCTATCGTATAGTCCCCTAATCTTATAGGGGCGTTTACTCGCCTAATCTTGCAATGCTCAATGTGCGACTCCCATGTCGCTTCTAATACAAAACCGATAGTAAAATCTTGAATGTGTAAGCGGTTAAAATAAAGACCATCTCTGCTATCAACGCCTAACGTACCTCCTGCGGGTAATATGCTTTGAACAGCGGCATAGTTTTGAGCGCCTCCTGGTGCGCCTTGCATTCCAAAATCTTCGTAAAACATTTGGCCGCCATCGTAAGACGCCGAATTAAAATTTAAAACATTACACGAATAAGCGGAAATAACTGAAACATTCCCGCCCTCCCCTTTAATTGAAACGCCAAATGGAATTGATAACGCTGTAGTGATGTAGAACACGCCAACAGGAATATAAACAACACCACCTCCAGCAGCAGCGCAAGCATTTATGGCAGCTTGAATACTTGACGATTGGTTTGTAGTAGTTCCTGATACAGCCCCATAGTCTCGAATGTTGAAGTAAGCATCTTCAATCATTGAAAAGGTAACTTTAGTGATTGCCATGATTTATTTCGGCCTATGGCAATTCAATCTTTCGGTTTTTCGCTTGCGCCAGGTTCGCGTCAAGATTGGCAACCAACCCTTCGCCAATAGCGTCAATTTCCGCTTGAGTCCACTGATCGCGAGGGCGCTGATCGCTTTCACCAGGCACATAAACCGCTGAAACCGTATAAGACTTTCCATCAACGTCGATGTCTTGCCGGGTAAACGTAATCGTTTCCACTACATCCATGCCGCGACAAATTTTTGATTTCCAAGAAGGCATTTTGTTTTCCTCTTAGGTCAAGCCATAGATGCTAGAGCAAGCCACTTCGTAAGTACTCGAAGCCATCGCCAATTGAAATTCATTTGATCCGCCCATCGTATAAGTTCTTGCCACTGGGCTTCCGCTGACTGTTTTAGCAGACAATACGGTTGGCCCTGCCGTTACCGTAGTAAAAATTAAATCCGCAAAAATATCGCCACCATCAAGTCCAGTAACCAACGCAAGTTGAGCGTAAGGGCTATTAATAAAGCCAATTGTTGTTGCGGACGTGCTGACATTTACGGTTTTACTGGCTGCTGTAACGCTATATCCTGATGCCGGTTTTACAACTAACGCGGTATTAGCAAAAACCCTTCCAGTTCCTTTTGGTTGCAAACTGATGCCAATATCTGTGTCGTTACCTGTTACCGAAAGGGTTGGTCTGTTGCCTGTTGCGGCGTTCGCTACCGTTAGTTCATTAACAGCAGATGCCGTGGCGGTGAACTTAAACAGCTCGTTTCCGTTCGTATCGTCAAGACTTGTAATAACTTTTGGCGACGTAAACGTATTAACGCCCGTAAACGTCTGTCCGGCGTCGGTGCGCGCCGCCGTAAAGTTAGCGTCGGGAACGGTCATTACCCTAGTTGAAGCCGCTCCAGGTCCAGTAACTTGAAGCACGCCAGTTGTTGCGTTAGATAGCAAATTAGAGGCGGTTCCAGCCGTTGCGGCGTTTAGATTGGCAACTTGTGTGGTGGACGAAACCGTAAATGGCGCTGTCCCCGTCGCAACTGTTGATGTGTACGTAAGCGCGCTGATTGCACGACCAGCAGTAACATCCGCAGCGCTGACTTTTACGGTGCTAGCGCCTTGTACAATCGGCAAAACTTCACTTCCCGCTAACGGCGTTGTTGCGGCGGAAAGTTGAGAGATTTTTTTGTCAGCCATATAGCCCTCGTTACGCGTACATCACTTCTATTTTTGAAGTGATGGGTGGTGCTTGTGAAAAAATAAGTGTGTCCACAGCAATTTGATACGTATTTTTATGCTGGTAAACGCCGTTAATGAAAATGTTAGTCGCATTTTCTGATACGGCGCTTGGCAATAAAAAAGTTGTCTGTGAGCCGGTACCAACAAAATTTACGAGGTTTACTGAAAAAATGCTGTTTAACGGAACATTTTTAGTTACGTTGTTTTGGACAATTGCGGTTAATTCCGTGTAGTCTAACGGAACTGTTGCTGGGGGTAATTCAGTAATTTTAACGTACGACATTGATTACTCCAACAACAACTGGCCGCCGTCTTCTTGAACGAGATTGTCGCCCGCCTCGGTCAGCAAATTGCCAAGCGAACCGCCAGCATCATACGTACCAGAAAAAAGCGTAGCGACGGCTCCTAAGCCGATTGCTACGCCATTTCGCAGTGCGACGCCCCAGCTCATCGAATGTTGATCGGCTTGGCGTAAACGTCGCCGTCAGACCCGACGCGGATCGCACTTACTCGCCAAGGCGCGCCAGTGCCTTGCGGCACAATAAACGGGATCGGCGTAAACGCCGGGATCGGAGTGCTGGAGGTCGTCGCAGTGACGCCCTCGCCCACAACAACGTATGCCGGGGTCGTTGCCCAGATCACCACGCCCTGCGGGCCGGCTTGCCACGTCGCAGTTGAACCCGCCGTCCCCGTGTACGCTACCGTACGACCGGGGTATACGGCATCGGCCATCGGATTAAGAAGTTCCATGCTCTACCCTCACGCTAAGAAGCGCAGTTTGTACAAAGTGCTCAAATAAAGAGCCACAATTTCGTCAATAATGTTTTGAATTGCAGAGTCATCTTCGTCGCAAAATTTGTAGCGATTTGCTTCAATTTCAGCCAACGAATCTTGCAAAAACTCAATTACGTTGCCGTTTTTGTTGGCCGATTGCAACGTAATAGGGCCAATTAGGCCATGTCTACCTTGATAAGCCTCGGCAAAGTCATCGGCCAAATCGATTACTTTGTCGTAAAACGCTCCCAGCGCCTTATGTTTGGCATAGCTACGCGTGTTGAGATGCACCGAATGGGTGACATCGCGCGCTAGAAATAAGTGCCCGACAAAATCTGCTGGTTTCATTGCGGTGGTAACTCCATGCCCATTTCAGGCATTGTACGTTGGGCGGATGGTGGCACAAGCTCGCCACTGGTCATCATACCGGCCAAAGTGCCCATTATGATGTCCTGAATTTGCTGCTCATTCAAGCCACTCTCAACCGCCTTGATGCGATCGGTCTCGGCTTGGTACGCCTTGACCTCTGCCTCAAACTCCTTGATTTGCACCTCGCGGGCTTCCATTGACTGCTGCACGCGGCGAAGCATGTCCTGCATCATCTGCATTTCCTGCGCCATAACCTGCATCTGCTGGTTGGCCGCCTGTAGCGCCGGGTCTTCCTCGTCCGCCAAGAGTTTCGGATCAATAACTTTTTGGAGCCGTTTGGCAATTTCTTGAGCGCCCGGCCAGTCCATGTTTTTGACAAACAAATCGCCGGCAACCTGCCAAAGAGCCGGATTAGCCTGCAAAATTTGCCCCATGGCGTCCATGGCTTCCTGCCGCTTGGTCGCGTAAGACGGGCCGGTCGTGACTGCCACGTCGTACTTACCGACAGACGGATTGTAAATCTTCTCGATCACAATACCCGCCTCGTCCATCACCCGACGGACAGGCTCGGCCTGCATCGGGTTGATCTTGACCGTTGCGGTCTCTCCGTCAATGCCGATGATTCGCGCGATACGTTGAGTATCGTAAATCTTCGGAATCAAATCAACGAGTTGGCGCGTCCCATAGCGAATGGCCCGAGCTAGGTTATCTACAAAATGGTATGTGCCTGTGTCGCCTTGCCGTTCACGCGCCAAAATGGCCCGACCGGTGCGCTCATTGGAGCGCATACCGAGGCTGGCATCGTACTGGCCGGTTGCGGCCTTGATGTCGTCGGCAGCGCCCATCTTCGCCTGGATCAAGCCCGTCTGGGCAAGCGGCGGCGGGGCACGTTGTGGCAGCGGCAGGACTGCGCCCTGACCGTCTGTCACGTCGGGATTAACTTCTAAGTACGGCCAATTGGTTGTGTTGGCCGTCTTCCATTGCTGTTCGTAACCTTCAAACTGACCGCCGTAGCCGATGAACGGCGCCTTGGGCGCGAGGGCCAGCATTTCGGCTTCCTGCGATACCCAATAGTTGTACATGCGCTGTGCGTCCTTGGCGTTGCGCACCAAGCCCGACACGTACATGCGGCCTTCAACTTCAAACTCGTTGCCGATCACACGAATGACCGGAATCCACTTGCCCGGCCACTCGCTTTCTTCAAGGATTTCGTAGCCGTTAGTCTTGACCCATTTGACGCGTTTTACGTCAACTTCGCGCTTGCGGATCGGCTGAAGGCCGAGCATCTCCAGCTCTTGCGCTTCGGGCGACCCGTCAAACGCCGTTTGGTTGCCGGCATACAGATTCAACGTCTCGCGGGTGTGTTCTTTGTAGAAATACTCCGCAATACGGACCGTATTCTCGTTAATCCACTGCGACAGCGCCTGATCGCCGACGCCGCGCTGCAAAACCGACGAAATCGGCTCCGCATCGGGGTACATGCGCTCAAAATCCGCCTTCGGAATGTCCTCGGTGATGAAGCACCACTCCGCATCCGCACCACAAGGGTCTTGGATGGTCGGGTCCATGTACACACTGAAGCTATTTCGGATGCGGCCTATGCGAAGGTCTTGATCGAACGTGTTTTCGTCGCAGTATTCCGTCAAAATGCGGAAATACCCTTCGCCGTAGGTGACTTGGTTGTCACACGCGGTGTCGTACGCGACATCCGCATCCGAAATATACTCAATATGACGGACAATTCCGTCAAATATCTCAGCAACCTCAATATCCGCTTTGTCATCGACCGGAATGACCTTGCCAGAAGGCCGATTTTGCCGCTGATCGTTGGTCACTTGCCGCACATGCTGCGGCAGCTTGTTGATCGTTAGGCACGGACGGGCGTTGACCGTCTGTCCTTGCACCGAGCCGCGCGTCGCCAACACGTCTTGGGGCCACTGCCACTGATTGTCCGGCGAGCCTGCCATGAAACGCAGGTCATCCAGCTCGTCTTCTCGGCTATCAGAGTACGCCGAGAGGGCCATCGTCAGGCGCGAGCGCGCTGTGGCCAGTACATCGGCTGGGTCGCGGGAGGCCTTGCCCCGGTTAGTCGGCGTGTTGGCGACGCGAGCGGCGCCTCTAAGCCCTGTTGGGTCTTTTGCCATTATTTGCGCTTCTTACCTTGTGCCTTACGCTTGACCGCATACGCGATCGCCACGGCCTGTTTCTGCGGCTTGCCAGCTCGCATCTCGGCTTTGACGTTCTTACGGAACGCGCCTTTACTGGCGGACTTAACAAGGGGCATTTATGCCATTCCCCTGCGGTTTTTTACCATTGGAGTGGGCCGAAACGCTACCGTCGTGCGGATGATGTCGTCCGACATGCGCCGTGCCGGCATAGGCCGTACGGGCTGCCGCGCGGGCTGAGACGGCGCGCGCTCAATGAGCATGTTGCCCAGCGCGCCAGGAGCGATACCTACGCGATCGTATGGCATACTTACTTCCTCTTTTTGGCCGTTTTGGCCGACTGACGGAACGCCTTGGCGGTCGGCGCTCCCTTGCTACCCGGTTTGCGCATCTTCTCACCGCTACCGGCTGCGATGCGCGCCCGCTTAGCGT